ACGGAAGCCAGCGTCAGTGAATACGTCAGCAGCAACTACAGTGTCTTCAGCGTAAGCTGTGAGACCAGTAGATACGTCGATGTAATAGCTGGTGCTGTGTGTCCAGTCAGAAGCGTCACCGTTACCAAAGGACTTACCTAAAGCAAACAATGTGTCGTCAACTTTCTTAGCCAAAGCATAGCCAGCGTCTTCTGTATAGAAGCGACGGAGTGATGCCAAAGCCTGAACTTCAACGATGTCCTCGATGAAACGTGAGTACTCAAAGTGCTGGTCAATCGAAACTAATACTTCGGTCTCGGTGTCAGCTTGGATGGTAACTGTTGTGTTAGCAGCTTTAGCAGTTGCTACACCACGAGTTGGTTTAGGAATATGAAGAGTATCACCCTTCTTGCCACGCATCGTCATTTTGTTGACGAGGTTTGCCAATACTAGGTTCTTCTGATATGCAGCGATTACTTCATCAGACCAAATCTCTGGAATGAATTTATCTGCTGCGGTTTTGTTAACGATGGATGTTGATCCACCTGGGTATGCGACTGCTGCCATTTTAAATCTCCTAAAATTAAATTAAAGTTATTTAACCCTACCCTCTGCGTAAGCTTGTAGAATTTCATCTGCCATGCTTTCGTATCGAACTGGGTCTTGCATTCTTAAGCGAATAAGATCTGCACGACGATAAACAGGTCTTGTTGACTCCCCTGTGCCACCTTGCTGTACTGCAGCAGTTTTAAGGTTTTTACTTCTTAAGTCAGCATCTACTTTCTTAAGAGATTCATCAGCAGCTTTAACTGTTTCTTGTTGCTGTTGTTTGATATTACGTAGAGACTTGTAAGTATCTAGTAATTCTAACGCTGAATCTACATCATAGTTAGATGCTTGTTCATATAACCTTGTACGTATCTTAGAAGATATGATCCATTGCTGGAAATCATCGCTTTGAGCTACGTTTACATAATCAGGATGTGCCTTCTCAATTGTCTGCAGTGCTACGAGCTGAACCTGTTTAGTTTGCTCTTCCTGCAGTTTCTTAAGAATAGGATTATTTTCTACAGCCTGATTTACTGCTTTCTCAGGGTCTTCAAACCAATCAATCTCTTGTGCTTTACTTGGCTGTGTGTCGTGCTTCGTTTCGAGTTGTTGCTTTAAAAGTGAATCAGCTAACTTGCGTACTTCACCAACCTCTTGTGCCTGTCGTCCGATTAACTTCTCGGCTTCTTGATGCATCCTAATAATCTCGTCTAGAGCTTTACCACGATACTTCTCAGGTAGTTCTGGAGCAGCCTCTTCAGTTTGTCCTACTATTTCTTCAGCAGGTTCTGGGGTTGTATTCTCGTCTTTGGTTGGATCAGCGTACTTCTCGTTAGCATCTACTTCGGGCAGTTCGATAAAATTTGCAGCCATGTATATTCTCCTGTCGCAATGCGATTTTAGGACATTTAAAAAATAGCTCGGTGGTCAAGAGTCCATTTACGAGCCGTGATTAGCTTTTGTTTTTCTTTCCAATGCCAGCTTCTCAGCTCTCATCTTTGACCATCGTGCAGTAGCACTAGGGAAATCTCCACTGATTGGATCTAAACCCAACCTAGGAGAGGAAAGAATGCGAGTAGCTACCTCGCCACACTCACCACACCGAACTTCTTTTGTGTCAACATCGACGAAGGACTCGGTGATATGCGAATTCTTACATTCAAATTCAAACAGTCGTCTTGGCATTATCTTCTTCCTGCTGAAGCTGCTCATATACTTCTTCGCTAGACTGTTTTAAGTTCTTAATCCACGTCATGATAGAGACTTCGCCCTTTCTGAAGTGGAGTTGCTCTACAGTTTCTACACCTTTGACGGTGTCTGTGGAGCTAAGCATTAAATTTATGTCTTCTAACAGATCCTGCCACCCTGGGGTAGCCATCATAGTGAACCTGTTTTCGTAATAATCTTGTAATTCTCTATTCATACTCTTTTTCCTTGACAAGGAGAGTTTATTGTGGTAATATAGTATATATTATACCATACTTATTGCAAATTGTCAAGTCCTTTTGGCATTTTTTCCATACTTTGTATCTCAGCGATACGCTCATTAGACTTAATATCCTCTACTTTTATGAGTCTATCAGCAATTTTCATGCGTTGCTCGAACTCATTTGCCATAGGATCAGCAGTATTCTTAGAAGCTGCAGCAATCACTTTAGCCTGAGCCTCAACAGGTATTACCTGAGCCTGAGCACCAGCTTTCTGAGCCTCTGCAAGGGCTTTAGCAGCCTCTGCTTGAGTCTTCTGTAGGTTAGCCTCAGCCGTAGCCATAGTAAGTTGCTGCATTTGCTGCTGCATTGGGTCAGGTTGACTCATTTGTTGGAGCATAGCAATGATTTCTTCACGATTTGCAATACTAGAACCTTGAATTACACCCTGTAAAAGTACTGGAATTATAGGAGATTGACCTCCTAAGGTAGACATTAAACCCATCATTTGCTGTTGTTCGTACTCACGAGCTACCATTCCTAGAGTAGATACAGGCAAGAACACAAAGTCCTTAACTGGGTAACGTTCTGGGTCAAACTGCATAAATCTATAAGCAGATTTGGTGATAAATGGAACTAAGAAGTCTTCTTGGAAGTTAATCAAGGTACGCTTATTCTTTTTCATCAAGCCTGAGAGAGCCATAGATAAGCCAGCACCTGAAGCTTCCCCAGCAGCTACCTGATTAGGCATAGCAGCAGTATCCATTGTTCCTGTTGCTTGTAGGAGCATTGATTGGAAAGTCTGAGCAGTACCCATATTTAATGGATCAGTATTGCCAAACTTGAATGGCATCATGATCTCATTAGGATTACCGTTGACTAGGATATTCTTACCTGGACGTACATCATACTTAGCACCACGAGGTAGACGTGTAGCATCCATCGCCATCATTGGGGCAGTGGTCAAAGCAAGGCTATCTAAGTGAGCACGAATCTGTGCGTCGATAGCTTTCTGCATGTTGTAGCCCTTCTCAGCAGTACCACGACCCCAGAAACGACCAGGCATCGAATCAGCTTGATAAGATACAATAGGACGATCCTTCATCATGTAAGGATTCTCTTCAGCTTTTAAAAGCCATTGATCATCAGCTACGACAACAAGAGCTTCTACCATGTCTTGGTAGTCTTCAGCCATTGATCCCTCAGGGAATAGATCTACTATCTCTTCTCCGTCTTGCTTCTTTAACTCTTCTAAGTAACTCTTAGGAACAAGACCATAATAGCGAAGGACTCGTACTTTATCATCTTGCTTAGGAGACATCTCTTGGACAGGCTCTAAGTCCATGTCGTTGTAGCTAGGAGTGATCGATACCTTACGATATGTACCATCGACCATGCCTTGGACAATCTTGAAGTAGGGCATGTATTCTTCGATAGCTACACCTAAAGCTGACTCTACGTCACGAGCGTTAGGATCAACTAAGAAATTACGAGGATTGATAGGGTTTAGACCTACCATGAACTTCTTCTGTTCTTTTACACCAATAGCAGCCATGGCACTACCAGGAATAGGCTGTGTAGCTGGAGACATTACTGTTTTTTCTTCTACAATAATCTCTCCGATACCTGTACCGTATAACTCTCCTAAGAGAATAACATCATCAATTGCTTTTTTAATTCTAGAGAACTTAAAGTCCTCATGCATTTGCTGACGTACTAAGGCGATATCTTGCTGATTAGGATCAAGGCGATCATCAACAATATCAAAGAACTCGCCACGACCAAACACAGCTTCTGAAATCTCAGCTTGCTTACCTTCGATAGCTTGCTGGAGGGCGGGAGTAATAAGACGAGATCTCTCGGATTCACGAGTCTTGTCAGCCCCATCCCAGATTCCTCTCCAAAGTCTTTCATACTCTTCCCACTTGTCTAAATAGTTTACATCACGATGGTCTCTCCATCGATTACAATGATCAACAATAAACGAAACTAATTCACGATCAGCTTCAGTAACTGTATCTTCTTTGAACTCAGCCATTCTTAGTCTTCCTCAGTGGTGTCATCAATCGATGATTTGAATAAATCTTCAAACTCAACCTCAACAACTTCTATTATAGGCATAAAGATCTTATCGTCTTTAAGTCCTTCTTCTTTTGCAGCGGTGATGATCTTCATTAAGCAGTCACCGCTTAGATAGTTCATCTCTTCTTTGATTACTTCCCATACTACTGGGTTCTTGCTAAGTTCATCAAAATTTAAAGGGACATAATCGTTTTCATATTCTTTATCGTACATATCTTTCCTTAATAGCCAGCAATGAAATCGGTTGGTTCATAGTCTTCTTCTTCGTCATCTGTAAAGTATGACGTTACAGCTAACTGATCGACATAAGATAAAGCATCTACTAAGTCGTCATGCACCTGAGAAGTAGGGAACATTAGAAGCTGATCCACAAACTGTGTCCAATCCTCTTCTTCATTCAGTGTTACCTTGCCATGCTCGAATCGTCCTTGTAATGCCCAGACAATTCTCTCAGTCTTTTGTTTACCACCATGCGTTAAATCTTGTATACTTGCGTAGACGTTGTTTGATCTCATTAGATCACTGAGGTAGGGCAATACAGCGTTACGTACTGTTCCTCTTTCAATTCCTACACCTACTGGTTGAAAGTCTCTAATGTTCTTAAGAATCCTTGCTGCTGCATCCTTAACATCCCAACGTCCATGCTCAATCTTTTTTATAAACCAGTCACCATCTTCAGTTACTTTTACTACTGCGATAGCTGATTCGTCTAATTTCTTTGCTCTAGCGGAGGAGTAGTTAACATTAGTAAAACCTGCTAAGTCTATTGCTATGTAATAAACACCATCACTTGGTTCTTCTCCGTACCTTATCCATTGTTCTTTGAATAAGTCTGTTCCTGCGTTATCGAAGGAGGCTTCGTATTCCTGTTTAAAACTAAATGACGATAAAGTCTTTTTAGCTCCTTCAATCTCTTTCGGATCAATGAGCGGGTTATCTTTCGTAGTAAAGTGCCAGCTCTTCCACTCCTCATCTTCTTCAGACGACCCCAAGTTATACATATCGTAGAACCAGTTGCGTCCCTTCGGAGTCCCAATAAAGAGTGCTTTACCCTTTTTGTCTGATAACGCTGCACGTAAGACCTTCTCCCAAGTATCTGGTTTAATGTCAGCTACCTCGTCCAAGACCAGGAATGTTAAGCTGACTCCACGCAAGGTGTCTGGTCTATCAGCTCCTCTGACATAGATCTTAGCACCATTAATCAAAGTGATGTCCATGTTATTTACATGGGAGTTTGTTATCACTTCTCTGCCAAGTTCCATAAGCAAGTCCCAGATAATCTGTCTGGCTTGTCCTTGCGTAGGAGCTACGTACATAACCGCACTACCTGCTGGACACCTCAGTCCCTCTACCAAAAGGGCTACTGCTGAGAGTCTACTCTTTCCACAGCGACGACCTGCTACGATTACCTTAAACCTAGTATCGTCACTGAATACTTTCTTTTGCCAGGGCAGGAGTTCGAAGTTGAGGTTCAATTTGTTGAATCCTCTTCATCTTCGTCTTCCATGTCGATGGTCTCTACAGCTTCCACCTTAGTCTCACCCAAGCCAGTAATGTTAATGGTTACAGCATTCCGCTGACCCTTAGCATCCTTTTCAAAGAGTGAGACAGGTAGAAGTCTGTCCATGCACATCTTTAGACATGCTACCTGATCTTTATCTTCATCGTCCAAGGCTTTTCTTAAGACAGTGTCTATGACCTTAGTTCCAGTAGTACTCAGGAGTCTTGCTTTGAATTCAGCGATCCTTCCTGTGTCACCCTGGGGACGACCTACCTTGCCTCTTTTACGCTTCGCTTCTACGACAGCCTTAGGTGGACGACCCCTACGAGGGATAGACACAACAACTTGATTGTCTTCTTTTTCTTCTAAGTCCACTCTAAGCCTTTTCCTACGTAAGTAGAGACTAACATTTAAAAATTACTACTCTTCTAAGTTTACTTCTAAGTTAACTAAGTAGTTTTTATATTGTTTGTTTTTTATATTGTTATTACTTAGGAGCTAACATAGCGTTTTTTCTCCTTAGTACAACTATTATACCATACTTATGAGAATTTGTCAAGTAATATTTTACTATGATGCTCACTATGTAGCACGTCTCATATGCGGGTCTGCCCAGTAAACTAGCACGTATTCCGCAAGTGTTACTAACTAGCCTTTATTATTCACTATCGTAGCTTATCTTCTGTTATCTCCTTAGACTACTAACTCATTGATTTATATAGTATTCCTTATCTGTTGTCTTCTGTCGTTAACTTCTTCTAATATGCTCAATTATTAAGCACTTCTTAATTTAACTTTTTAGGTGTTTCAGAGGGTTCTGATTATAAAAATAACACTACAACCCCCCTC